ATGCACGATCGTATGCAGACTATCAAGGCAACCCTAGAGCCGAAGCTCGGTATGAAAACTGTATACATTGATAAAGAGCCACGCAATCCTAAGTACAAAAAGAACGGTGACTTCAATCATCACACCGTCAATCAATTAACGGAGTACTTCGGGCATGAAGTTAAGCCAAGCGATACTCACCTTATTCAACCTGAAGAAACCTTCCAAAGAACGCGAGAAGAACAGATCGATTTGGGATCAACAGAGCTCGTTAAAGAATGGCTTCTCGAAAACGGTTGGAAACCAGACGAATACCAGAGAAAGAAAATCGGATTTGAGTGGGTCACGACAGGCCCAAAGCTTACGAGTACCTCCCTTACAGCGTTCGGCGAAGACGGTAAGCTCATCGACGAGTACTACACCCTTAGGTCCAGGAAAGCGGTCATCGAAGGTTGGGTAGACAAGCTTGTTGATGGACGCCTTCACGGTAACATGTGGACATGTGGCACACCAACATTCCGTGCTCGTCACGAAGTCATTGTTAACTTGCCTGCCGTGAACGCAGAGTGGGGTAGAGAAATACGTGAGTTGCTCATCGCAGATGAAGGCACCATAATTGTGGGAGCTGATTCAAGTGGTAACCAGCTGCGAGGTCTGTGCCACTACGTGCGTAATGAAGCCTTCACTGAGGAAGTTATATTTGGCGATCAGCACCAACGTAACGCTGACGCTCTAGGCTCTTCCCGTCCTGTTGCGAAGTCTTATTTGTATGCGTACCTCTTCGGAGCTGGTGATGCGAAGCTAGGTCAAGTACTGACTGGTAAAGCAAACGCTTCGGTCGGTGCTAAATCTCGAGTCGACTTTGCTAAAGGCATCAAAGGCTTACAAGAGTTGAAAGACAAGCTCACAAAGCTATGGAAGCGCACTAAGTTCTCATCAGGTGAAGGTAAAGTTCCTGGCTTAGACGGTAGAACTGTATTCATTCCATCAGACCACCAAGCACTTAACTATCTTCTTCAATCAGCTGAGGCAATCACATGCAAAGCAGCAGTGTCTTACCAGATGCATAAGATAAAAGAAGAAGGCTTGCGAGCAGAGCCACGTCTAATGTACCATGACGAGTCAGCTTGGGCCGCTCATCCTGATGATGCAGTCCGTGTAGGCCAGATCCTAAAAGAATCGTTCGCTGAAGCTCCTAAATGGTTCGGAGTTGCATGTATGGGAGGCGGTGACCCATCTTTCGGGAACAACTACTCCGAAGTTCACTGACCAGAGGCCACAAACCCTCGATTAAGCAACATGAGGAGTTGACTACTAATGGATTGGGATCTAGAACGCGCAAAGAAGAAGTCAGCGTGGAAACATAGAAGCAAACTGCGGCAAGACTCTACACCTTGCGAGATTTGTGGTGAACCGGAATACAAGTTCACTATTAAAAACAAAGTGCAACCTATTTGCAAGCTATGTTTTCGTAAAATAGAACAAGAGAACACTGACTTTTCTCAGTTTGGTGATCGACTCGCCACCCATTTAAACATCAAGGGGTTTGCAGGAACTAAAGAACGAAAGTACCACGCAGACCACTACTCTAAGAAATACGATTAGAAAGGAAACATAATGTTTCAAGATATACTACTGATCGACGCAGATAGTTTGTACTTCCGTATAGCGTGCAGCACTCAGCGTCAGAAAGATATTCGCAAGGGTATCAAATACACTATGAACGAAATCAAAAGAAACTGTGGAGTGAATGATTATCTGTGTGCAGTGAAAGGCAACGGTAACTTCAGAAACAATGTAGATTCATCGTACAAAGGGCAGCGCAAGTCGTTGGACCCTAAGATCAAAGCTGCGGTCGAGTATGGCCGTCAGCACATGATCAAAGAGTACAATGCAATCGAAGCAGACGACATGGAAGCAGACGATCTAGTCAGTATCTGGGCTTACGAGATGATGGACTCTGGTAGAGAGCCAATCATTGTAGCTATCGATAAAGATCTACTGCAGATTCCAGGCTGGCACTACAACTTTGTTAAGAAAGAGCCACCACGACACATCGATGAAGACGAAGCCAATCTACTACTGATGCTTCAATGCTTAGTTGGTGACACGGCAGACAACATCAAAGGTATTAAAGGCGTTGGCCCTAAGAAAGCTGCTATGATACTGAAAGACGTGCCGATGAAACGTCGTTGGAGTCGTGTGCGCGCTGCGTATCGTGCTCACAAAGCATCCAACCTTGACACAAACTACACGTTGTTGAGAATGTTGAAGAGCTGGGATGAGTACGAAGAAGTCAGAGATAAGTTCAAACAACGTGAGGCTGTAAGAAATGAGCAATCATCATTGGAAGGGAATAGCTCCTGATCCAGATAAGAATCACGGGTTCATATACTTGGTTCGCAATACGGTAACCGAACAGTTATACGTAGGGAAAAAGGCATATTGGTCAGAGCGATCGAAGATTGTTCCTGGTAAAACTCGAAGAAAGAAGTTTAAAACTCCTAACAAGTGGGAGTTCTACACCGGATCGAGCAGATGGCTGAACGAAGCGTTTGAAGAACATGGCAAAGCAAACTTTGAATTTGTAATGATCATAAACTGTGAAACAAAAGGCTGGCTCACATACGTAGAGTGTAACTTACAACACAAGCTCAATGTACTGACTGACAAACTCAGTGATAACGTAACTCCACGCTTCTACAACAAGCAGATAGGAGCTATTAAGTTCATACCGCCGAGTGATAGATCCTACATGATAGGTGACGACCACTGGACAAACCAAGTAAACAACATCCAACTTAAGGAAGAAAGAGAGTACGAATGAAAGTCCCCTGCGATAGTTGTGGAAGCTCAGACGCAAACCACTTATACGAAGATGGACACACCCACTGCTTCTCATGTTCGAGAACAGTTCAACCTAAACTAGAAAGAGATAAGATGAAAGACTATGGACCTACCCCCTATACTTCAGCTACTAACCTCACCCACATACACGATCTTAGTGGTCACGCTCTTAGTAGTCGTGGTATTACTAAGGAGGTAGTCGACTTCTTCGACGTCAAGATGGGATTCGATGAGAACCGTAAGCCACAATCACACTATTACCCATACACTAAGAAGGGAGTTACAGTCGCATACAAAGAACGCAGGCTACCAAAATCGTTTGCTGTCAGCGGTGACTTCAAGTCTGTGGAAATGTTCGGTCAGTCTAAGTTTTCTGGTGGCAGAACGTTAGTAATCTGCGAAGGTGAAATAGATGTTATGTCTGTAGCACAAGCATTCAAGGACTACAAAGGCGTTATCTATCCTGTCGTAGGTGTTCCAAGTGCAAGCGACACTAACGCTGTGCTGCGGCAACGTGACTGGATAAATGGCTTTGAAAAAGTAATACTGATGATGGATAACGATGATGCTGGCGAAAAGGCAACAGACACAATCGCTAAGATCATCAAGACAGGCAAAGCATACGTTGCTACACTGCCAGAGAAAGACGCTAACGAGTCTTATCTTAAGCACGGTAAGACTTCTATTCTTCGTGCGATATGGGATGCAAAAGAGTGGTCACCTGCTGACATCGTTTCAGGTGATGCTGTGTGGGAACACTTCAAATCTCGTCAAGAGATCAAATCAATACCATATCCATCGTGCTTGCAAGGTCTCAACGACAAACTGGATGGCATGAGATACGGCGAGATCACTCTATTTACGAGTGGCACTGGCTCAGGTAAGTCAACAGTGATCAAAGAGATTGCTTTAGATTTACTTGACACTACTGACAGCCGCATCGGCCTCATCAGTCTCGAGGAAAGCATTGGTGATACAGCAGAGAAATTCATCTCTATGTCACTTAAGAAATCTGTGTCTGATCCTCCACCACTTGACGAGAAGGATCTCAAAGCAGGCTTCGATAAAGTGTTCGGTGATGAACGGCTCGTGCTGCTCGATCACCAAGGTTCAGTGGGAGATAGCTCTCTGATTGATAAGATCGAGTACATGTGCCTCATGGGTTGCAAATATCTTGTACTAGACCACATAACGATAGCTGTATCTGAAGGAAGCAAAGGTCTGTCAGGTAACGAAGCGATCGATAAGATCATGTCAGACCTGCTCAAAGTAGTGAAGAGACATAACGTATGGCTTGGTCTAATATCTCACTTGCGCAAAGCACAAGACGGTAAATCGTTCGAGGAAGGCCATCTTGCGTCTATCGACGACATCAAAGGCAGTGGTTCAATCAAACAAATCTCGTTCGACATCATTGCTTTTGCTCGTAACTTAATTGCTGAAGATGAAACAACACGGAACACAATTAAATTTCGTGTACTCAAATCACGTTTCACAGGCAGGACTGGTGACGCAGGCGCAGCAACCTACGATCCAAGTACTACTCGACTGACTGACGCCGTTGAATTGGAGTTTGAAGCGGTCGATCTATAACTACTAACACAGTGGCGTAGCTCTCATAACAAGAGCTATGCCTTGCACAAATATAAATTATAAGGGGACTTGAATTTGTATGCAATAAATCAAGTGATCGAGTACCTGAACCGCAAAGTCTCTCGCGTTAATCTAAATAACCAGAAGGCAAACAGGGGTGGTGTGCTCGTTAAAACTCACCACGGTTGGGAAGACAAGTTGGAGAAGCTAGTCGCAGTTTCATTCCAGATTATTCAATCCCAATTCACACGAACATCAAGCGACTATCTTCCAGGTGAAGCAGGACTGACGGCAACATCAATGGTGATAGGTAAAGCGGTCGCAAGACTTATCAGTCGAGAACCTGTGAAGACAGAGCATCAGCTTACAATTGGTGACCTGTTTATCGAAGGCTTTGTGTACCATGGCTTTGCTGAACTCATTCCACCAACACGGCGTGATGAGTCTTATATTCTCAAAGCAACTCCGAAGTGGGAAGAGCTTGCCGATATACCGTTGGAGTTAGTGAAAGAAACTATATTAGGCAGCTTCAAAGAGCCACAAGCCGTCACTAAGAACGCTCATAAAATGCATGACTTCTTGTACGATGCCGACGCACCTTACGTGGTAGCGATAGAGAAGCTACAGAATGTACGCTGGACGATCAATCATGCGATCATTGATAAGATAGTAGCTCCACCGTTTGAACCTCACGAGAATGATGCTAAAGAACAGAGACGGCGCAGCAAGGTCATCGAGTATAAGTTTATAAAGTCAAAGGCAGAAGTCCTCAAAGATTGGGATTCGTTCTATCAGACTTTTGAAGCAGACTACCGTGGACGAATCTATAACACAGAGCCGTTTTTAAACTATCAAAGTTGTGACATGGCAAAGGGTTTGCTTCTATTTGCAGACGCTAAGCCTATTGACGATGCCGGCCAGTTCTGGTTAGCGGTTCATACCGCCGCCTGCTACAACCAACACTACGCTCTTGATGATATTCCTGAGTGGTGTGAGCAAGACTATCGCGCGCACCTCTTAGAAGAGGGCTTGGAAGACATCTCGGTAGACAAGATGACACTCAACGATAGAGCGAACTGGACTA